CTTCGGTGGATAACTTAATAGTATCCAAGGTTTTGCTTACAACATCTCCGAGTGTTGCTCCTGCTGCCATTTGTTCTTCGATACTTTTCTTTTGGTCCTGGAGTGCTTCAATAGCGGCACCATATCTAATTCTTTCAATTTCAAGTTGCTCTTGAGCCATTTTTAAACGGTTTCCAACAGATTCAGCAATTTCAATTTCAATTTTCTTCTGTTTTTCTTGAATTTTGATGCCTTCAAGTGCCGCTTGAGCAACAGCAGCCGGATCAAATGAACCAGCAGTGCTTTCGCCATCCCCGGCTCCCATTGGCATCCTTAAAATCTCCAAACCATTTATCAATCTATATAATGACATACAAAGCCCTCTTGTAGTTAAATAGTTTCAAATAAAAAATGCTTGGAAAACCAAGCATTAGCTTTTTGCTCTATCATATTCTTCTTTTTCCTTCTCATATTCTTGCACTGTTCGATCAAGCCACCACTTTCTCAAACCAACCGGAAGAGAATACATTTCGGATAGACTCCATCCTCCATAATGCTTTAGAGTAAAGAAAATCTCGTATACGTTTTGCATATACTCACTGGTCAGGCCAAAAAAAGTCCGTATTAAACGGAACCTCCATTTCTTGTTCGAAGCCGCAAGATTCACATTCAAAATCTTCACTGACTTTGATGTTGGGAGCCAATGACTCATAGCACTGTCTTAGCCATCTGGCTTCATAGGCAGGTACATTTTCTACAAAGTAGTTAACATAAGCTGCTTCTGCGTGTCCGTTAACAGATTGAATGTATAATTTCATTTGAGTTGAGACAAGCTCTTCTTCGTTTTTGTTCTTAGACATCATCTTCATAATCTTTGATTCATCTTGTCCGGTCAATAGCCTAAGTTCGACTTTAATTTGCGACTTTGGTGTCTCAACTATGTAAGTACCCGTGTTTGTCTCTTCGGCTTCAAATTCTTCCAAATCTCCGTCTATTATCAAAGGTTTTGATAGATCAAATACTACTTTGTTGGGTGCTTGACATGAAGGGCATTGAACCTTTGTTTCATATAGATGACCATACGCGGATGAACGTGCTGCAATTATTATTGCATTTCGATCTCCAACTAGAACATCTTTTGCTTTGAACGTTTTTTCAACCAATAGATTGTCAATAAGTCTCTCAAGTGCAACTCCTTTTTTAAGCAACGATCGTGATGTAAGAATATCTTCATCTTTTGCTGTCATGAAACGGATTTCAACTGTTTCTTTTTCATGTAAAGGATGTCCGGAAGGATAACCGACTCCTCTAGATGGGAGTTCTACAAACTCCGTTGGGGTAACAAAGTCTAGGACTGCCGCTGGATCAACAGCTTCTGCTTGCGCTCGTCTTGTCTTTGTTCTATCTTCATTATTTCTTCTCATTTATACCTCTTTGTTAAAATAATTATTCTTTACCTAATGGTGTTGTTCGGCTGAAAGGATTTGGCGTATCATCACTAGTGACCGACGGCAAGGGATCAACAGTACCTCCGCTACCTCTTGTTTGGATTTCAGGTGTTCCGCCAACTTGTCGGTCCACTCCTTGTGTACGCTTCTTGGTTTCCGTGATACCCCCTATCGGAGTGATNTCCCCTCCTCTGTCTAGATCGCTTGATGTTCCAAACACTGTGCTAGCTTCTGAAGGAGCAGCTAGTGTCCTCTCTATTGTTAAGTCAGGTACTGCGGCTTCACCCGGCATAGTACCCAGTGCAGGAACTTTTTCTAAAACAACATCTCCTTGTTTTTCTATAAATGTCTTTTCATTATCTAGGTTTATTGTTTTCATGAAATGCTTAAATGGTAATTCGCTTAGGGTTAGCTTTTCTCCTAATTTCTGACGATCCATAATTGCCCAATCATATACAACACCAAGTTCGTATTCAACAGGATCATCAGAAGAATAATCTAAATCTCCCCATCCAATAGTTTTAACAATCGGATTGATAAGATGCCAACATTCTGAGATTCCGTCGCCATCATCAAGTTGATAGATTGAAATTCTTTGCTTTGAGGTTGACGCGTTTTTAAAATCTGCCACATCTTCCAGACCTAGACCAAAAGAGTTTGCAATTGTTGATGACTTTTCTGGGGTTGTTATAGTTTTCCAGCTTTTCCAGCTTTTGCCTGAGCCATCAAGTTTAAGTTTTGTTGAAATATGATGACCCCCACCGAATTCACCAGCAGTTTTTGCATTTACATTACGAAAATGAGGATCTCTAAACTGAGAATTATCAACATAAGGATAAGTATAACCGGTGTTATTCATAATTTGCCACAAGAAAGCTCCTGTGTCAAAAACAGAATAATTATGTCCCAAGCCATTCATGTCAACAAATTTCATTGTTATTGGCTGCCATGTTGCATTGCCGGGATAGTTAAACTTATGGTTCAATAGTCTAAATTCTTTTGTATCAAAATCAACTTTTGGCTTGTTTAAACTTTTAATGTTGGGTAAATAAAACATCCCGCCAAAAACAACAACAAATTTGCTTTTGGCTTTTGGTTGTACTCTATTATTCGTCCACCATGACATTTAGTTCTCGCTTATTCTGCTTCGTAGAAGGTATCGAGTCCGTTTCCTTCGATAGTTTCACATGTTGCCCAATCATACATAAATTCAAGATCAATTGTTGAAATGTCGTCATTTTCATAATCAAGTTCTGAGAATGCAACCTTTTTAATGTATGGGTTTTTAAGTTCCCAAGTTTCAATAGCGTTCCCGCCTGAATCAAGTTGGCGAATTTGTACGTATTGAAGAGCAGAATTGGTCTTGTTTTTCGATTGAGTTGTAAGAGTATTGGCATCTCCAGGAACAACATAGCCACCAGAACGAATAATATTATTGATTCTAAATAGTGATCCGGGGTCAACTGGGTCAACAAGTGTCATGGAAATAGACTGCCATTCAACCTTTCCGGGAAAATGAAATGTATGTCCCATGTATACATGCTTACTATCAGCAACGGTAAAGTTCGGCTTCGCTACTTTCTTAGCCCACCATACGGCTGGTTCGTTGCCTTGGATTCCTCCAATAAATACTTGAAATCTAAAATTTCTTTTAGGATCTCTTTCAGGTGTTGTAGTCCAAAATGACATTATTATTTTCTCCTATAAATCTTTAATAATTAGTTGGCTTAGGCAAATTCTGCCCCAGTGCGAGTGATTACAAAGTCAATAGCGATGTATTCAATAGCTCTCGCAGGCTTAAGAAAGATCTTGGCGTACATGATATTTCTATCAATAAGATCTGGTGTAGTTGTTGTTCCATCAAGAACCAAACGATAATCTGTTAGTCCAAACTTTGATTTAACATCTGATAGAATAGGTTCAGCTTGTGAACGGAATCTTGCCCATGTAGATTGAACGTTTTGATCAAAGAGAAGATTTCTTGCCACATTTCCAATTTCTGCCTTAAGGAAGATCATAAGACGACGAACGTTAATTCTGTCAAGAGCTGACGGAGTTTGTTGAAGAGTTTTTTGTCCGAATATAACAACACCTTCATTTGGAAAGGTTGCAATTGGGTTGATACTAACTTCATACAAATCATCTCGCTCTGAGGCATCTAGACGTTGACGTGCTTGAATTACACGAGGACCAGAGCGTCCACCGAGGTTTCCAAGTCCACCACGGTTGAAGCCGGCTGGAGCAAACCAAAGTTCAGATGAAGCATCTGATTGAGCCATGGCACCGAGTCCTGCAACAGATGAAGGAACCCATACACGCTCTCCATTATTCAAATTATCTTGAATTTGAACTGCTGGGTAATAAGCACATGCATAGCTTGAATCAAGTTGGCGACTCTTAAGACTAGAGATTGCTGAGGATACACTTCCCAATCTAGAAGATTGAGAATCACCAGTTTCAGCTTCTGAAGTTGGCTTATAGTCACCTTCTAAGTCAATAACAGCCAGCATATCTTTACGAGACTCAGCAGTTCGAACAATTTTTGTTGTAATGATAGGGTTTTTGATACCCGGAGCAGCAAGCAGACTAGCTGGTACTGTTTCAGGGTCAGAAATTGAGTCAATTGCTTTATTCAAAGAATACTGAAGATAGTTGCCTTTTTCACTAAGAGTGCTTCCAATCAGGTCTTGACGGAAAGGTTCCTTCTCTGTGATATCAAGCCCATCGAATCCACCGAATAGAGGAAGAACGAATTGTTTAACACCTTTATTGAAAAGAGCTCCAATATCATTACCCACTGTATTGCTGGTATAAGATGTTCCAGCAGCCATAGAGCCAGAAGTCCATGTGACCGTGTTATCAGCATCCACAATTACAATGTCATGAAGCGAAAAAACACAAGAGTATTCAAAGTCTCCACTTGGATCAAATTGTTGGGCTGCATAGGTAGCGGGTAATGGTCTCAAATAATCACAATAATCTGGGTCGTGAAGTGTAGAGTCTTTATCAACCTTTGGATGTATCCCAAAGTGAACCCTATAGGGGCTTGGAGAAAATCCATCGGTTCCATTTACGCGGAGAGGGAGCTTTGGGAATGAAAATTTGACAGACTCATAAGTCGCGAATAGTTGCAGAGCTTCACCAGAGGCCATTGATAATTTTGCAACTCCAGAGGTCACAAACGCACCAGCAAAAGAGCTTCCTTTTAGATCTTTAAAACCAGCTTCTCCTTCGACAGCTTGTATCCCCTTTGGGCGACCAGGCCCAAGGAAACCAACAGGAAGGTCGTTTTCAGCATAATTTTGATATTCAGCAAACATTTTAATGCGTACATAGTCAGAAACGTTTGCGAAGTCTCCATAAGAACGGTAACGACGATCAGTTTCACTCCACTCCATGTACATATCACCAATTCGACGAGCAACAAAATTTGGAGAATTTGGATCTAGATTACACCCAGAGTACTTCTCCAGTGTTCCGCCATTGATGTCCATGATCTTTACGGTGAAGGTTCCATAAGCATAAACTGTTGGATTGTTAGCTAGCTTAAGATCTTCTATTGCAATGAGAACATTCTTTTGAATTTCTTCACCAGCATGTATACATTCAAATCGGAAAAGCTTAGAAACAGATGATTCTCCAACGTATTTTGAGTCGTCTGAATCGAAAGACCGACCAATCAAATATCCAGATTTTGCTTCTGCTGATGCTTTTCTCTGATAGCCCCAGTTTGCCGTTGCAAGTGTTGGGACTTCATCATCTTTATGAAGAGGAATAAGAGCAGCTACTTGACTACCAGCAGTTGTTGAAGTTACTTTGTCTTTAAGAGCTCTTTCAAAAGATTCTCCAAGCCAAAAAGGCTTCTGATCGGCAGTTGCTGTGATAGCAGAATTTACAAGCTGAGGGTTTGTATTAAAAACTTTTCGAATATACCCACCGGATGTTCTACTGAAATTAAAATTAGTAGTTTCAGTTACAACATCAGAAGTGTTATAGTGAATAAGTTTAAATCCAATGTTATCTTTGTTCGACTTTACAAGAGCATCTGCTGCTCCACCAGCACCAGTAACGGTGGTACCGTCATCAGCATCGGTTCCATCAATTACCAAGTATCCACTGTTACAGTAGAATACTGCGGCCAAACAACCTTCGCTAGCAGCCGCCGTTGCTTTAGGAGAAGTTGCGGTTTGCGTTCCATCAGGCGCTGCTTTGTTAATAGCCAAATTAGTTATAGTGCTATTGTCACTTTGCTTTTGACCGCCTGTTGCTTTAAGAAGAAGCGCGGCATTTTTATTCACTATACCAAGTTCATTTGTTGTAGCATCTAAATTGTAAATTTTAACATTCCCTGCACCATCATCTGTAACTGAGATGTTGGAAAGATATCCCAACTCTAGAGCTTTTTCAATAGCATCAGCAATAAAACTTAGAATGTTTGCACCGCTGTTAATAGTATGATCATTTTTAAATTTAAAAGTGATTTTGTTGCAATTATCTGTCCCAGTCGCACCAGCATCGGTTATAGTACCCCTGTTAGCGTCAACAGCATCAAATACTGCTCCAATTTCTAATTTTAAACCAGCAGTTTTGGTTTGTGTACTAGAATCTCCATCGCTATTTTGAAAAAACTGGAGCTTCAAATTAGTTGCCAAAGATTGGTCATTAATATCAGATGTCATATCTGTGTGTTGATTCAAGATAATTGGAACATCTTGGTTTCCAAGACTAGAAAGATCTGCAACGAAAAGCCCGTATGCTGTTGAATTATCTGCGGATACTGCGGATACTTTTATACCAGCGGAACCAGATATTTGCCACCCAGCCTTTCCAGCTTCTGTGGCTTGTGGGTGTTGATCTCCAAGTAATCTTACAAGATTAACAGGGGATGTGCGTGATGATAGCCATGCTTGAGCAGCATAGGCAGCAGGTGTAGGTGCAGACAATTGAGGTCCGTCTCTCCAAATATCACCTTTAAGTGATGAACCACCAGGTACAGGGTTTCCATAAACTTGTACAAAGTTATCCAATGAACGAACCTTTGCGGGCTTCATTCCAGGACCTTTTCTAAAGCGTCCAATAATAATAGGACCATCGGCATCAACTTCCGCTGGTAAAATAGATTGGTCAACCTCGTTAATTTCTATTCCGGGTGACAAAAAATCAAATTTTCTAGGCATTTATAATTCTCCTTAATAAACGTATTCAGAATAAATAGTACAGCACGTAGTCAACCGACTATTTTTACTGTCTATACTTGTTATTCTTTTTTAACCATGGTATTTCATCTTCTAGAATGGCTCTTTCCCTAGGAAGCTTCACTTCAACAATGGTTTCTTTTTTGATTACTTTTGGTGTCTCGCTGTTAGGCCCGCCATCACCAGTAACATATCCAAGAACCTTAATTGATACTTTGGTCTCAAACTTTCTCTCATCTTCTCCAAGGTTTGTTAAATTATTAGATACGTCATACGATTCGATAAACCCTTCAAACATTTTTCCATTGTCTCTCATGACGAAGTGGTTTAACTGTCCGGGTCTAGAAATGAAAGGGGTCATTAAATCATTCATTTGTTGTTGATATTCTGTTCTCAACACAACATCATACATAACTTTTACATAAACAGGAAGAGGAATGTAAAATTCATCATATACAAACTTCTTGCTATCATGGGGAAAGTAGCTTTGTCCTTTTTTCTTTTTTGCTTCTGCGGCTTGATAAGCTCTGGTCTTTTCTTGATTGAGTTTTGACACGAGCTTAAAAGCTCCCTGCTTAAATTCACGAACATCTTTGTTAACAGGTATGTGCGCTTGAATGTTACCTTTAAACGCCTTATCCTTTTCCACTGTGGTTCTATTAACAGAAATCAAAGGCAACCGTAGCTTACCCACAGAATCACGATAATCTCTATTGTTTTTAATTTGAAACGCTCTTTCGGAACCAACCCAGATAACAGGTACTTTTTCTATCCCCTTGTTTGTTTTTGTCTGTAAATCTAACGTTTTGTTGACAAAATTATACAAAGAAAAGTCTATGTCTTCTAGTGTTGAATTAACGATACTAAATTCTTTATCTAAATCACTCGGCATTAAACAATCCATCCCTTGATCTTATACATTCAGCTTGAACTTCAAAACGATGTTCAACTTGGCCGAATAGTAGTTTTGGTTCTGATAATTTAACTATCTCGTAAAAAATCTCACCATATTTAACAAAGTCTCCTTCTCTCACATAAAGATCTTGATCTTCGCTTAGTCTTCTTTTGTGAAACATTGCTTTTATTTTTGTTGCTTTGTCAATTGCAACNTTNTCCATNTCCATAGTCTCAACACCNTTGAANTCAACCAAAGCNTGAACTCTTATAGGAGGAAGAAAGGTTTTCTCAATAGCTTCTCCATATAATGAGTGATAATTTGTATACTCTAGGTCTAAAGGGAAGTAGAGAATCTGTTGCCCTATAACTCTTTCAATTATTTCATCATTAACTTGTTTAACAAGATCTCTCTCCTTCTCTCCAAAGAACATTGGGGGAGGAGGAGCTGCTGGTTTTTTCCATTTGTTATCTTCTGACATTCATTTATCCTACAAAAATCTTAAGTGGTGTCTCGGTCACAATCGCTTTGGCACTATCAATCATTTCTTTATCTGTTGCCAAGAGCTTATTATACGTCAATTCGTCAAGTATTGTCTTTAATTCGTCGCGGAGAGCGTCTTGCTCTGCCTTGGCCTGCCCCAACAAGTCAGAAGCGTTTAAAGTGATAGACTCTCCAGGAATTGGAACGTTTCCACCAAACTTTCCTCTTATCTGACCCAACGTCTCTTTGCTAAGAGCAAGAGCGAATCTTCTGATCCATTGATGACCGATTGAGTTGATATTTTCGTATGGAATGTTTTCAAACGGAAGAGTATTCATATTATTGATTCCATCTTGACCATTATCATCTGCATCTTCCCAAATATCTGTACTGTCAACAGTAAAGCGAAACCAAAACTTCTCCGGAGAAACAGTATCTGGTGTTGGATAAAGTCTTAGCTTGTTATCAATAACTTCATAACTATAATGTGAAGTTCGTGTATAAAGATGATCTTCATATGAGATGGCTTGAATCTTATTCTGCCATGCCGGGATAACTTGAAAGGAAGAGTCATCGGCATACTGTCCGTATGTATGCATATCACCAGTGACGTTAAGACCTCCATAATATCCATAGAATCTCCACATCTGTCGAGGAGACACATAAAATACATTACGAATTTTAACTCTTTTGTTTCCAACAATTGAGCCATATTTGGTATCATCTTCTAGAATTTGTTGAAGGTCATAGTCCTGTTGTTTCGAAACACTATCAAAGGAAGCAGAGTAAATTGGCTGTGTTCCACCAATACCGGCTTCTGTTGCAAACTTGTCTCCAATCTTAAAAGCAATCTCAAAATTGAGTTTTGGGTATTTTAGTTGAGCGTTTGCCGGACCTGTGGTTATTTCACCAGTGTGATCGAAAGAACCTGTCGTTCCTCCGAGTGCAGAACCAAGAATGTTTTTTGATTGATGGATGTTGATAAGGTAAGAATATTCCAAAACAGCATCTTCAAAGTTTGCATAGACATTTTCTTCTGTGAGTTCAATGTCAAGAACATCTCCACCTAATCGCTTATAAGTAAAGGCTACTTGAGCAGCAGCACCAGACAAAAACTCCGTTGAACTGTCGTATACACCTAAAGGTGTGGCAGCAGCAACCTTAAGAGTATTTCCCGTAACCGGCAAAATGATTGCAGATGTTTGAGAAGTTGGCGTTAAAGTGGGTAATGACATTCATGATCCTCCGTGTCATACCTAAATAGTTTATATAAATAGAAAGCCTCCATTCGGAGGCTTTGTTGTCTTGTGCTTCAAATTATTCAGAATCAGATTCTTTTTTCTTTGCAGCTTGTTTCTTTTTTTTAGCGGCTTCGGCTTTTTTCTTTGCCTCGGCTGCTTTTTTCTTTTCGGCTTCAGCGTTACGATTGTTTTCGCTTTTTTTTCTCATTAGTTTTCTAATAGACATTCAAAACTCCTTAAATATCAGCTTCAACTGCGTAACCAATAAGACGAATAACATACTTACCAGCACTATACGTTCCTGCAGTTGGTCCTGTACCAGTTCCAACAGCTAAATAAAGATATTGAGCATCATCAGATGCAGAAGCATCATCTACTGCACCTGTTTTAGTGAGACCTTTTACCCAATCTGCACCAGTGTTAATAAGTTTAGTACCAGCCACAGCATCGTCAAATGCCTTTGTAGCATTATTCAAACGAACCAGATCAATATCAAGCTCACCTGTTACGGGTGCTTCTGTACAAATCATTTCAATGTCTGTAATAATGCCATTAACTGCCACAGTTAATTGACCTAAGTGGGCTGCGCCACCTGCACTAACGCCGATAGCATCGGTATCATTTGCTGCGGACTGAATAGCAGCTTTTGAGGTACCAAGATCTACAACAATCTCGGTTAAAATTTGAGCGCCATCTCTGGAAACTTTAGAGTACACAACAGCATCTTTAATACCCGCTCCCGGTCTGTTTGGGTTTTCTTGTCCACGTTTTTCTAAACTATAAAGTCTTTTACGACCCATTCTTCTATTTCCCATAATATTTCTCCTTTTAAATTTATATTATTGCAATAACTTGTGTTTAATCAATGAACCTATCCCAGCCACCTCGGAATAAGAACTTTCTATGGACAGTGGCCTCGTCCAAAGGAGAATAAATCCAAGTTGATATAAATAGTTATTAGAAAACAAAAAAGCCCCCAACCAAAATGGAAGGGGGCTTAATGATCTAACTAATCAAAAAGACTAGGAAGCTCCTTCACCACCGAGAAGGTCACGAACGACAACAAGACCGTACATGTCAGGACGAACCATTTTCTTCGCATAGCGAGTCATGACTCCCTTGCGTGGTACGAACGATTCTGGATCGAAGATTGTAGGTGTAGTTTGGAGTGGTACATACGGAGCATATACATATCCAGACTCAAGGAAGCTATTTCCTTTACGTCCTACAAGGACCACGTTACGTGGGAAGTAAGGATCAACGATAACGTCGAACTTACGGCTGAGAGATCCAGTCTTAACAGCGCCGATATCACCCTTGTCAGCATCAGCAGTTACGTTTGCACGGAATCCGCTAGTGAATTCAAGAATGTTAGCAACTTCAGGAGAAACGATTACGAAATTCGCTCCACCACGAAGTGTCTTACGGTGAATTTGAGCAGAAACATCATTGATAGTTTCAATGAGAGTCTCATACCATTCGCTTACTGTTCCAGTGAAATCAGGAGCAGCAGAAGCAGCACCGAGTTCAGCACCAGTTTGCTTGCTAACAAACAATCCAGGTGAACGAGACCAGTAATAAGTAGCAGCAGTTGCGCCCTTAACTAGATCAGCAAGGATCTCACGATCGATTTCAAGAGCAATTTGCTCAGAAAGGATTGATGTAAGTTCAACCTCAGCATCCAAGTTATGGTAAGCATTCAAGTCTTGTCCAAGTTCTGGAGTCCACTTTGCTTTCAACTTCTTGGTTTGAGCTGTAATCGCAGTTGAATCAACCTTGATGTCGATCTCAGGGATTTCTTCAACATTTTCAAACGGCATTCCACCATTAGCTGTGATAGATCCAAGTCCACCTCCAGCGCTCAAAGCATCCACTTTAGGGTATTGGAAAGTTCCAATAGGAAGGGCAGCTCCAACTTGAGTAGCAGGTGCGGAAGTTGTTTGAGCTTCATCAGAAATAATGAAGAAACGAACAGCAGCCCCTTGAGTAGTCAAAGAAGACTGGTGTGGAGCACCAGCAGAGTCAGCAGCAACACGCTTAGTCAAACGACGAGCAAGACGAAGATTTGTAGCAGCAGTAGCAGTTACCGATCCGTGGGCATCCAAATCGGCAGCAGTTGCAATTGTATCCGCTTGATTTTGAATATCTTCAATAGCAAAAGCAGACATATTATTAAAATCAGCAGATGCAAAAACAGCTTCTTTAACGTCAAGAACGATTATACCGCCACTGGTAAGTGAAAGAATATCAGCATCGTACTGAAGAAGTTTCTTGTTTGCTTCAGAAACTGTAGATGAAAGATCAATTACAGCAGCAATAGTAGCATTTGCTGCACCATCAGCGGCCTCTGTAGATAATCCCTCGGCTGAACCGTAAGCATATCCAACGGAACCTCCACGACCAGGGCCTCCGAGATCTTCTGCACGAGATCCGAGAAGATCTACTCCGTCAATTACTCCAGAGCCTNTTTGGTTGGTA